TCAGACTTTAGGCGCTGGCCGAATGGCGTGCCGGCGAGTCGGCTTCGCCCGAGGCTGTCGTTGAGGGAGGTCATCGACTTGCTGAATCCCGACCTCGCACTGTTCAGCAGCGTCGTGAGCATGGGGATCATTTGTGAGATCCCGCCAGTCTGGACGAGCTGGTTCCCCTGACCCGCCAACGAGGTCTGGAGCGGGTTCCACGTGTCGAACAGGCTCTTGGAGCGGTTCTCCTGCTCCTTCGAGATGCCGGGTTGCTGGGCTTTGCTTCCTCCCATGTCGAGCCTCCTCAAAGCGGTCGTGCGTCAGGGTCAAGAACCATGCGGGTTCGCCATCCCACGCGTTCGGGATGGGCTCGCTGATAGTGTAGCCTAAATTACGGTGGGCGTCGAGTAGTTCTGGCTGCTTAGTTATACCTACAATGACCGGCCAGGTGCGGGTGGCGTGATCGAGGACTTCGTAGACGAATTTGAGGGCGGAGGCGGAGTGGCGGGAGTCTTCGCGGAGCCACAAGGATGCCAGGGCGCCGATGGTAAATGGCTGGAACCACGCCGCGCGGCAAATTCGACCTCCTGCGTCGAGTTGGAACACAAGGTCGGTGGGCCGGCGCATGTCCCGCATGAACCGTCCCATCGATTGCTCGTCTTTGGCGAAGAGTTTGTCGAGGTCACCGGAAGTTTTGAGCTGCCCCCACCAGTCGGCGAGGGCGATGTCGTGGTCGGTGTCTTGTTGATAGGGGTAGAAAAGTGGAGCCATTATCCTCGTCCTGGTGAAGCGGCGGGTTGGAGCGGGTTGGCGTTGCCGAGCGCCAAGTCCATTTCCACCGCGTAAAGGTTGATGATGTTGGAGACTTGGCCGGTCAGCCGCAATCCGACGAGTCGACAGGTGCGAGCGACGGAGTATTCGATGAGTTGGCGACCGGTGGCGATGAAAGTGGGGAGGTCGACGGTGGTGTTGTCGATGATCAGGGTGGGGGTGAGGAGTTCCCCATTGGTGTCGATGTCGATGAAGATCCGTTGGACGACGGTGCGTTGAGAGATGTCGGAAATTTTGGCGCCGATTTCCCACTCGATGTCGATGTCGTCGGTGCCGTCGAGGATCGTGCCGTAGTCTTCGAGGGCGTAGACGCCGAAATTGAAGCTGGCCACCACGTTGGGGGTGTCTTGTTCGGCGTAGAGGGCAGAGCACCCGACCCCAAGATCGCGCCAGGTGCCCAATCGTAAATTGAGCGCGAGGGTGGTGGTGCCATCGGAGATGAGGTATTCCTCTTTCGCGTAGGTGGCCACGATACCGGTGAAGGGGGCGAGGTTTTCGAGAGTCTGGCCACGGAAGATGGGGCCGAGTGCCTCAAAGCCGATGAGGGTGGAGGTGTTGCCGTCGAATAGGCGGATCCCATCGAAGGCTTGGTAGACCACGCCGAAGGGAGTGACGACCACGGTGTCTGGGTAGATTGTGCCGGGGCATTGGTAGACTTTACGCGGGACGAAGGGTTCGGCGTCGCCAGTGATGCGGTAGATGTTTTTCTGGGTCATTACCCAATTGGACTCGGCGAAGGAGAACCCGACTTGGCAGGGGTCATCGGTGTTGCTGACCTCCACGAATCCCAGGAGACTCTCGGGGCGCCCGACGGGTGAGTAGTACGCGCGACCAGCGGCACCGGCTTGGCTGTCGCGGGTCATCCACATCACCGAGTCGTGGAACCAGCACTCAGAGCAAGTGTCGTAGGGGTAGAGGTTGTCGGTTTGGAGCTGGAACGATTGGAGATCGTCGTCGGCGACGTTATCGGTGGTCGAGGTGGTGGAGTTGTCGCTGATGGTAATCGCGAGGAAGTAGAGTGGGCCGTCAACCGAGGTGCGGTAAATTTCGCGTTCGGTGACCTGGCCGTCGCTGGAGACGGGGATGTTGGTGAGCGACACGGAACTGGGGCCGGAGGCGATGGTGATGGCGGCTTCGGCGTCTTGGGCGTTGGAGCGGGAGCCGGTGGTGCCGTTGCGGAAGTCCACTTTGTATTTGTAGACCCCGTTGGCGAGTGCGCCGGTGCCCGCGGCGGTTTCGGCGAGAGAGGGTGGGCCACCAGGGTTGATGATGCCCCATTTGGTGACGCTGCCCCCGTCGTCGAGTTTGAGGGCTTGGCCGCCACCAGTGAAAAACAGGCTGTCGTCGAGGCCGGGTTGAGCGGGCATGGCGACGAAGCGGAGACGGCCGCCATTGAGGGAGCTGATCACGGCGGCGCCGGCGCGGTAGAGGGATCCCCCGGCCGCTTGGATGCGGACGTCATTGAAGCGGAAGAGGGAGTGGGCAGTAAGGTCGTAGAGGAGGGTGCTGCCGTCGCGAGATCGAAGGTGGGGGGTGCGGATCGCGTGGAGCCCCTTGGCGCGGCGGATGTAGCCGGTCATGGTGTGCTCTTTGCCGCCGACGGACCAGAGCCCTTTGGAGAAATCGTGCCACTCAGCGCGCATTACACATCCCCTATATCCATTGGTTCGATGTCGGCGTCGCGAGCTTTTTCGAGGGCGAAAATCAATCCTTGTGAAAGACCTTGGCACGTTCGCCATCCGCCTGCGTGCCGACGCACTTCTGATTCGCTGTCGTTGCCGAGTGATTTGATGCCCGCAAACACGTAATGATCAAATCGGGCGGCGAGTTCATTAAGCAGCGCATCGGTGGTGATCAGTTCAATCTGCATTATGGCACCTCTGCAATGGGTATCCAGCCTTGTAGCTCCCCACTATACATCAGCACCCGCGCGCCACCAATAGGGAGAGTGAGGTTGGCGCCTGAGCGGTTGAGGAAGCGGTTGCCGGCCGTGCTGGCGGAGGAATTGTAGATGAGGGGGAGCGAGTTGGCGGACCCGGCGACGTTTTTGAGGATGATGAGTCGGCCTGGTTCGCCGCCGGTGATGCCGGTGAGCCCTGCGTTGGCGCCATTGACGGTCAGCTCGAAATAATGCCCTCGACCGATCACAAGATTGTTGACGGTGTTGGTGATCGTTGGGATGGCGGTAGAGGCGGTCGGGTCTGCGGCGCGCGCGAAGGCAGAGAGTTCGTCGAGGCGTTGGTTCATCGCCAGGACAAGTTGGTCGAAGGCGGATGGGGTGTAGTCTTTGGGGGCGCGCCAGGGGATGCGGGTGGACATTAACTCACCATACTCCACAGTACATCAGCAAATTGTTGCGCGAAGTCAGCCAGGTCGTCGTCGCGGTGGTTGGATTCGTGGCCGAATTCTCGGGAGAGCACTTCCCACATCACCGGCAGTTCCATAAATTCGAGCACGTCAGGGGTGAGCTGGGTGTGGAGGAGCAGGACGGAGTAGGGAGGGTAGTCCAATCCCAGCGGGGAGCCGAACATAAAAATGAAGTTGCCTGATGGGCGATCGGGGGTCGGGTAGAGCCGGAAGGTTTTGGCGGCTTCGTCCTCCACCGCGTAGGCTACTGGGAGCCCTTTTTGGTCACGCCAGACAGGGGAGAGTGATTCGAGGGCGCGGTGGTCCATGCGGTCCAGCCAGCGATCGTCGTAGAACATCCCGAGGATTTTGATTTGGTCATCCGCGAGTGCGTAGGTGGAGGTGCCCGCGACCATCGTGACGAGCGAGGCAGTGACGAACCACGGCGCGCGGCCGGTGTCGTCGATGATGTGATCGTAGTATTGCTCCGCGGTGAGCGGGTCGGCGTCACCGAGGGCAAAGGTTTGGACGAGGGAGAGGATGGAGGATTTACTCATGGGGGCGCTCACCTACTTGAACAAGGATGGCATCAGGGTCGGTGGACAGCATCGTACAGGTTTCGGTGGTGTAGCCTTGGGTGTCAAGCCACTCGATCACGCTTGTACACTCCGCGCGGTCTGCGTACGGTCCCACCAGGCGCCATTCGCCGTCGGTAAAGAGGAGGCCGTACCAGGCAACAATTGCGAGGAGCGAGGGGCACCTCCAGGGTTATTTGCCGATGTATTTCGTGGAGAAGGTTTCGTTGATGGTCAACCCGCCGACTGATTGTGTCATGCGCGAACCAGAATGTGCGAGCCCAAGTCCAAGTCCCAACGCGAGCGGCATACTCCCAATCGCAGTTTTCGCTGCCGCTTGACCAGACGCTTCTTGTGCGATCGCGGTGTGGGTTTCAACGCGGGTGTCTTCTTTGGGGCAAAATCCGTTGGCGTCGAGTTTCCAGCAAAATGTCGTGCGATCGTAATTCGGCCACCAGAAATTGCGCGAGTACGCGTGTTGGGCATACTCGTTGCCGATTTTGTCGACGTTGACCATTGGAGCACAAGCAGCAAGCAAAGCGGTCAGGCTTAGAAGAATAAGTGCTTTCATAATCAAGTGTCCTTTCATTGCTTTTGTGGCGTCACCGTACCTGCGTTGACGATCGCGGGATGGTCGCCGACGTGGAGTTTGAGGGGAATCGTGTCGGTTTTGAGTGCGTGCGAGAGCCGCTGGAGTTGGCGGATCGCTTGAGTCAGGTCGCGTTGTTTGGCGAGGAGCATCACCTCAGCCAGCGAGACGATGTGGTCATGGTATTCGTTGGGCATCTCCAGCGCGGTGTCCTCGCCGGTGAGGGCGGTGGTTAGTTTGGCGCCGACGATAGTGACGGAGCTGGAGGTAACTTTGGCAGGGTAGATGATCAGCATGTCGCGGCCGAGTTGGGTCCAGGCGTCGAAGCGCGGGCCGAGCGCGCGAACCCAACGGGTGTCGAGATGGTGGAGCTGGCGGATGTTGGTGAGGTGGGTGAGGTCGCGGGCGCCCTCACGCACGGCCATCACTTTGGTGATCGCGTCGCTGCCCGTCAGGAGTCCAGAGATTTGATAGAACTGCTGATGGGGGTAGGTGGTGAAGGTGGTGGAGGTGGTGACGATCCCGAGGAGACTATTGATGAGACGTTGGCTATGGGAGAGGATCGTGCGGGCGAGGTCTCGTGAGTGCGCAAGGCCGTGCACATCACGCACGCGGCGGAGCACTTGGTCAGTGAGGGTTTTGGCGACATCGGGCACGAGACCACCTTACCAATTGCGAAATTAACTGCTCGGCCAATTCCACGCCGCCAAGATATGGTCGCGGGCGGTCGTGATGTCGGTGGGTCCAAGCGCGCCCCCGAGGTGTTTGAGAATGAACGTCGTGTCGTCCTCGCCCCGGTCGGCCCCGATCGCCTCCACGAGATGGTCTTTCCATTTAGTCTCCTGTGCGCGCATCTCGTTGCGCCAAAATGCGGCCGCCTCGCCGTTGTTCGCGTTCATCGATTGGGACATTTTGTAGCGGAAGAGGTCGATGAGGGCGCCTTCGATGAGAATGTAGCTGGGGACGCTCGGGGGGAGCATGTCGCTGTAAGTGAGTTGGTCGACGGCGCGCCAGTAGACGTAGGCGTAGGATTCGCTGGTGGAGGAGTAGGGGTAGAATTCGACCCGCTTGCGGCCGTCGGGGAGCTGGGGGGCTTCGACGACGAGGGTGGCGGAGCCTGAGATGGCGGAGCGCGAGGGGGCGGCACGGTCGAGTTCGCCGAGGTCTTTGAGTTCGAGGGGCAGACGGCGGCGCGGGTTGATGAAGGTATCGCCGAGGTAGCCGACGTCGGTGGCGAGAGGGACCCAGCGTTGGATGAGGGTGTAGGTACCGGCGGCGACGGAGTCTTCTTCGTAGGGGCTGAGGAGGGTCAGGACGCCGGTGACGAGATTGTGCTCGATGATTTCGTGCCAGGTGACGCGGGCGCGAATATGCCAGCCGACGAGGGAGGTGGTCCAAGCGGCAATCGCGGTCGCATCGCCAGTAACAATGCGACTTCCTCGATTGACGGTGATGGTGCCTGTCGAGATCGACGCAGGGGTTGAAACCTGGCCCACCTGACGGAGATGCCGGAGCTTGGCTTTGATCGCGAGTTCGCCATAACGTTTGATGATCCACTGCGCGCCGAGGAGGTACCCTGCATCGCTGTCAACACTCGCGAGGAGCTGGCGCGCGACGGACTCAATGGTGACCGGCATGGGCTTCCTCGACGCCGCGTGGGATCGGCATGAGTGTGGCCAGCACGTCGGTCGATTTCATAAACAGGAGTTCTTCCCCGTCGATTTTGACCGGCGAGCCGGCGTAGCGGGGGACGACGACGAGGTCGCCCACATTGAGACAGATGCCATTGGACGAGAACCCCACTGAGACGATGGTGCCGATGTGGTTGTCGCCTTTGACGGTGTCGGGGAGAAGGATGGTGCCGATCTTCTCCTCGGGGGGAGTGAGCTTCACGGCAACCTTGTCCTGCATGGCGAAGATTTCGTAGTCCATTACAACTCCTGGGCGAACAATAACCAATCAATGGTGCAGGTTTGTGAAGCGCCCAAAATTCCAATCATCGGCTGGAGAATGTCGCCGGTGGTTGGAATGTTGGCGGTGCCAGCAACAATCACACTGGAGGTGAGGGCTGCGCCGTCTTGATACGGCATGATGTTACCGAGTTCGTCGACCAGGAAGCCGATGATGGTGTAAGTGGCATCGACCAGGGTGCCGCTGGCGGAAGTCTTCTCGGTGCTGGTGCCATCCTTGCGCGCGTGGAAATCGAATTTCGTAGCCGAGGTGGCCTTCTCGAAAAAGATCCCGTCGCTGGGGAAGGTACCAGTGGTGGACGGCGAGGTGTCGGGGGTCGCGAGACCGAATAAAAATTCGGTGCTGGCGACCGTACCAACCTTTAATCGAGCAAAACACCACATCCGTTTGCCGACAGCGTAGAGGAAGTTGGCGCCGGCGGAGGCGGATCCACGTTGGAGTGTGGGGTTGCAACTTGCGGTCGCGTCTGCGGTCAGCACAATCGCGCCAGCCGGAACGTCACCTGGGACGATGGTGGCAGCACCGGTCGTACCTGACAGGACCCATCCACCTGCCGCACCTTCTGCAACCGGGCCTTCCCAGGATTGCATGTGGTTGAAGTAGTGGACGAGACCTTTACCGCCCGTGTGCGGGGTGGTTTCGTCGAGAATTTGATCGACGATGGAGAGAGGCAGTCGATCGTAGGGGTGGATCCAGGCATTACCTGAGTCACCTTTCAAATACCGGTATCGCCACGGACTATTCGAGCTAGACATAGAGACTTCTCCTCACATCAAAAGGTGACTGACAACGGGCCGGGGTCTAACCGGTGCTGCCGTCGGTACCTTTCCACGATCCGTATTCGCTATCGGTGTGGCGCTGATAGACCGCGAACACTGCGTTCTTCGTCGTCGGGTCATCCCAGGAATCGTACATCGGGCGGTCGCGGTAGAAGAAGTTGAGGTCGTGTTGACCCTTCTTCGCCAGCATCAGCCACGAGGTCGTGGAAGTTTTGTACCGGGTGACGATGTAGCGGAGATCTTCTTGTACGAGTGAGTTGATCTCGTTGTCGGCTTTGTACGGGGCGCCCGAGCTCCCGAGGATTTCGCGGGCCGTGAAGCGCTGGGCCGGGTTCAGGACCAGGACGCTCGGCGACAACATCAGAGGCAGGTTGCGCTCGTTCGTCATGTTCATGAAGCGGGTCGTGGCGCCTTGGATGGCCGTCACGCTCAGGCCGATGTCCACGCTGGGGCGGTTGGCGCGAGTGACGCCGTCCAGCCCGACATGTGAGGTGGAGCAGAGGGATTTGCTGGCCTCGAACCCTGCGTAGCTGGTGGAGAAGGCGTTGTTGACCGCCGCCCACCCGCTGACGTTGAGGCGTTGCATGGACGAGCGCCGCAATTCGCGGGTCATCTCTTCCATGAGGCCAAATCGTTCATCCCGCCACATTTCCCAGGTCACCTCGAAGGCGAACCCGTAGGGGACGGCGGTATAGACCTTGGTGCCGCCAGCGATCGGGCGATCGGTGCGGAACTGCGATCCTTCGGGCTTTTCCGGCATGGTCCCTAAGCCGGTGTACTGGCCATCGGTGATCGGGTTCCACTCCATGTCGCTGACGTTGATGACTTGCTCGAAGTCGAGGGGGACCTCCTTGCCAGTCTCAACGTAGATTTGGCGAAGGCCGGGGACCAAAAGCGAACTTGAAAATCCGCGTGTAACTGGGGGCATGGGGCGATCCTCCTATGATCGTGGACGGACTGGGGAACGTGATGACTACGTTTGCTGCGCGAGTGTGTCGGCGAGGAACACACACAACACGCGAGCGCGGACGGTGGCAGCTTCGATGTCGGATTTGTTGGCGCCGACGATCATGACACAGGTGTTGGTCGTGTCGTTTTCGTCGATGTAATAGTTGCCGGAGCTGTCGACCTGGGCGGCGTAGTCGACGTAGAGATTGGTGATGACCAGCGCGTGGTCGGTGTTGGTCTCGTCTTCAAGGGTGGCCTCGAAAATCTGACCGGCCGCGAGCACCATCTGGCGCTTGGCGTTGGTCACACCAGACGCAGGAGCAGCAGCAACCGCGATGATGTCTGCGGTGTTGTCGGCGCCTGCGACGGCGATGGTGCCAGAATCGCGCTTCAGGATCGCGCCGTCTTTGAAGGTCTGAGAGGCTTTTTCGTACCCTTCCATCAACGGGATGGACATCGCGGGGTTGATCGCGTGAAAGCCGAATGCGTTGGATTCGAGTGTTCCTACAGCCATGAGCGAGTCCTCCTATTGTCTACTTACCGCAGTGAGCCGTCACGCAAAGCACGATCGTATTTTTGTTCGGCGGCCAGATAGCCGCGGGAGCGGGCGTCCATTTGGGTTAAGAGTGCGGGGTCGGTGTTGGCGCCGTCGATGACCTTGACCGTGACGCCGCGGGCTTTGCCGAGTTCCATGAGGTTCGAGTGGACGGAACTGGCGCGGGCGGCGGTCATCGCAGCTTCGTGGCGGACGAGGGCATCGTGGCGGTCTTTGGGGATTCGCATGAGGATGCAGTCGCCGATTTTACGCATTCCGCCGACGATCTCGTGTTCTTTGGCTTCGGGCATGTCGCCGCAGACCACTTGCCAGCCTTGGACTTTGGCTTGGTTGACCCAGTAGCCGACATTCGACTTTGGGTTATCAAATAACTTCCACGCGTAGACAAAGCCGGGTTGCTGCTCGCTGACTTCGAGGCCGTCGGTGTGAGCCAGTATTTCGCGGTCTGGGGCGAAGGCGGCAGGGTTGATGGCGCCGAGAGAGTGGGCGGATTCTTCAACCTTTTGCGCGTTGACGTCGGCGTTGATTTTGATTTGCTCGTCGCGGGCGTGGCCGGCTGGGATGGCGGTGGCGTCGGCGGCTTTGCGAGAGATAGGTTTGAAGTCGGGTTTTGGTTCAGGCATTGGAGGGGTGCTCCTCGTTAAATTTTTGGATCCTCTGTGCCGCGACCGCCCAGGTGGGGGCGTGGAGGATTTTTTGGGCGTATTGATCGGGGGTCCAACCTTGAGCTTTGAGGGCGGCGTCTGCGTCGGCGCCACAGAGTTCTGCGACGGTTGGGACGCCGACACCGGAGCCAGCGGGACGGACGCCACCACCAGGGAGTGAGCCGCCGTCGCCGAGGGTCGCCTTGCGCATGGCTTGTTCGACGGCTTCAGTGACGATGGTGTTGATGTTCTGGCCGGCCGCGATCGCGTAGGCGGTGCGGTAGGTGGCTGGGTTGGCGCGCTGTTCGACGGGGACACCTTGAAGGAGCGCGTCGATCTGCTTTTCGAGTTTGGCAAAGTGCGGCATGTCGGGGGCGACTTTGGCGGCGTCTTTGACGAGGGTGGCCATCGCTTCGGCATTGGCGCGGCTGAGCGGGGCGATGTGTTCTTGGATGATGGAGGCTTTCAGGTTGTCGGCCAGCTTGCGGAGGGCGGTGGTAGGTTTGCCCTCGTTGATGGAGGCCATGATTTCGTCGTCGCTGACTTCGGGGATGGCTGGGGTGGTTGGCGCGTTGCGAGTGGCGACGCCTTGCTGGACGGCTGCGGCGATGGCTTTCACGCTATCCATGACCGCCATGAGATCGTCGCGGGTGGCGAAGTTCTGGGGCGGTTGGGGGATTGCGGGAGCGGCGGCCGGTTGGGCCTCAGTGGAGGCTGGTTCCGGCGCTGGCTCGTTCTCGTTGGGCAATTCGTTCGGCAGCATGGGACTCCTCACGTTCATCTTGGGTGGCGATTAATTCAAGACCGATCATGCCCTCGACTCGGCCTTTGATTTTGTTGACGGCTTCCATATCTTTCGCGTGGAGAAATTGCCCTTCGGCGATAGATTTTTGCTCGGCGAGGAAGGAAAGGAAATCGTGGTAGGCCGCCGCATCTTTCCGTAGGTGATTTAACCACAGCATAAATATCTATCTACCGCAAATTGGCGAGGAGTGCAAGGGGGATCCTCGACTAGACTTGGGTGGCGTCGGGCATGGGGGAAGGAGCGGGCGCGTCAGGGGCGCCCATTCCTTCCTGGCCAGGTTGACCCCCACCCGGTTCGCCTTCCACCATGCCGGAGGTGAGCGCGAGCTGCATCATGGTTTGGGCATCGGCGGCTTCTTGGGCCTGCTCGATTTCGTCAGATGGGTCGACCACGAAAATTTCGGGGTCTTTGAATTGTTCGAAGGTGCGGATGATGCGGTCTATCAGCTCGCTGGTGGCGGCGGAGATTTTGAGGGCCACCTGGCGGACTTCTGGAGGCGCCATCGGGTTCGAGACGGTGGTGACGAGTTGGAGCATTTTTTCGTAGTAGGGGGCGAGCAAGTTGGCCAGGGTGACCGCGTTCTGGCGATCGGCGTCTTTGTTGATGGCGTTGGAACTGGCGGTGACGTGGATACCGATGGAATGGTCGAAAAATTCGTCCTTCAAACAATCGATGACTTGGGTGGCGTTCAGGTCGCCTAAGGTTCGAATGAGGTGTTGTTCGTAGTCGAGGTCCCCACCCCGAATCCTCTCAGCCACGCGCAGGATTGCCTGACGGACTGCTCCCGCCGTGCCGAGACGTACCGCATCGAAGGCGGGGGTGAAGCGGCGGTTGGCTTGCTGCAGCAGACTGGTAGCGGTCGCAGCAGGTGTACGGTTGCCGAAGGTTTGGTTCTGGTTTGGTTGGGTGAGTTCATTGGCGCCTGTGCGTCGTTCTGCGAGTTGGGTGACTTGGCCTTGGGTGCGTTCGAGGGAGGGGTAGATGTCGCTGAGTTTCATCTCCATCAAATCTTCGGG